TGGTGATAGAGGTGCTGCCACGGCTGGTAATTATGGTGCTGCCACGGCTGGTGATTGTGGTGCTGCCACGGCTGGTAATTATGGTGCTGCCACGGCAAGAGGAAAGGCTTCAACCGGATCAAATGGTTTGTCAGTGGCAAGAGGTAACAATGTTCAGGTAAAAGGCGGAATAGGTGCAATTTTGGTCATAGCTGAGGAAGAGGAAGATACGTATGATATTGTCGATTGGAAGGCTGTATTAGTCGATGGTGAAGTTGTCAAGGCTGATACATGGTATAGACTGGAAAACGGTGAGTTAGTGGAAGTTGATTAACAGTTGACTGATAATACAATTAGAATTTAATTTCCAATAATTACCATTTACCTGATATCAGGAAAATGGTTCAAAACTGAATAGAAATGAGTGAATTATATATACCGCCTGAGCGATTTGAGAGAGACTTAATTACCGGACGATTTTTAAAAGGTTGTGTTTCTCGCAACAAGGGTCGTAAAATGGTTTATCATTCAAAACGTTCCAAGGCCAGAAGTATAAAAAATCTGTCTAAAGGACGTGGGGCTTGGCATAAGACTGGTGCAGGCATGAATAAAAAGAGCGTTGTTTTGATAAAGGATGAGAAATTATGTGGAGTATTCCCTTCGATACAAATGGCTGGTAAGATGATTGGCGTGGCTCCTTCTTTGATCAGTGCTATATGTCGGAAAGTGAGAGGCAAACATACGGCTAATGGATACAGATGTTTTTTCGAAGATAGCAATGATTGGTGTAATTTAATTAAACAAGATTATGAATAATGACAGGCAGAAGATATTAACTGATTATATTTCCTACTTATACACAACAGGCAGGACTTATGATACTGTCGGGAAATATATCAAATATGTAACGGATTTTCTTGAACGTACTGAAGATGTCAATCGTCGTGGCTATCTGGTTTATAAGCGTGAAAATGCAGATGTCATGGTGCGTCATTCGCTAATGTGTTCAGCTATATGCGATCTATTATCCTATCTCAACATCGGATATGGAAAAAGGGGAAAGGCGGTGAAACCTTTGGAAAAACTTGATGTCATTTCGGATAAGAACAAGAAACAACTTAATGATTTCATTATATGGCTGACTGACAACAATGATTACTCTTCTCATACAGTTTGTATATATTACACATCCATGAAAAAGTATTTCGAATACGCCAATGAGGTAAACATGGATAATTGCAGGAGGTTTATAAAAAGTCTTGAAAAAGAAAAATTATCTCCCGCTACCATCCGTTTGCGGATTACAGCAATAGAAAGATTTTCCAAATGGCTGAAGAAGCCTATAGAACTGAAGCGTCCCAAAATAAAGCGCAAGCTTGATGTGAACAATGTGCCGACCGAGGAGGAATATAACCGGCTGTTGGAATATCTCAAGGCAAAAAACAATAAGGATTACTATTTCTTTATTAAGGTTTTGGGAACAACGGGCGCCCGTCTGTCGGAATTCCAGCAGTTTACGTGGGAAGACATCATATCCGGGGAAGTGGTATTAAAAGGAAAGGGTAACAAGTACCGTCGATTTTTCTTTCAAAAACAGCTACAGCAAGAAGCAAAGGCTTATGCTAAAGAACATGGTAAAACCGGGATTTTTGCGGTAGGGAGATTCGGCCCAATCACACAGCGTGGCTTTTCCCAGCACTTGAAAGCATGGGGAAAACATTGCGGCATTGATCCAAGGAAGATGCACGCGCACGCCTTCCGGCATTTCTTTGCTAAAATGTTCCTGAAAAAAAACAAAGATGTTATTCAACTGGCTGACCTTTTAGGTCATGGGAGTATAGACACAACAAGAATTTATTTACAGAAAAGTTATGACGAACAAAAAAAAGATTTTAATCGAAACGTTACATGGTAGTGTAGCGCAGCTCAATGAACTGTCATCCATGACCGAAGGGATAGACATCTATGACGAGACCGGACATGTTGATACAAAATTTCTCATGGAAGCGCTATCCTGTGTCAATGCCTTCGTGGATGCAAGTAATACGGTTGTTCAAAAAATATCTTCACTTTTAGCGCCGGACGCTTCAACGGACGAAAAGAAAAAACAGGCTGATGAAGGTAAGAAATGGAGCGTGGAAGAGATATTGAAACATTGTACTCTTGAGGATGGTGTTCTCAAACTTCCCCAAGTTCAATTCAACAAAAAATCCTATGCTGAAGCAAAGAAGTGGATAGAAGAAGCCGGCGGCTCATGGCAAGGTGGGAAGATACAGGGTTTCACATTCCCGTTTAATTCGGAGCGTGTGTTTTCCGTTTTGAAAGAGGGTAAACGGTGCAACCTACAGCGGGATTACCAGTTTTTTGAAACTCCGTCCGATGTTGCCGACTGGCTGGTTATGCTTGCCGGAGGGATACATGAGGATGATACGGTACTGGAGCCGAGTGCCGGCCGCGGTGCTCTCATTAAAGCCATTCATAGGGCTTGTCCTTCTGTAATGGTTGAATGTTATGAACTGATGCCGGAAAACAGAGAATTTCTTCACACCCTTAACAACGTAATATTGCTTGATGAAGACTTTACCAAAGACAGTGTAGGTAGTTATACTAAGATAATTGCAAATCCTCCGTTTTCCGGTAATCAGGATATAGAGCATGTCAGGCTTATGTATGAACGCTTGGAAGAAGGTGGAATTCTTGCAGCTATAACTAGTCAGCATTGGAAATTCGCGTCTGAAAAGAAATGTGTTGAGTTCCGGGAATGGTTGGAAAAAGTACATGGAGAAGTGTTTGAAATCAGCGCTGGCGAGTTTAAAGAGAGTGGAACGACTGTTAGTACAATGGCGGTAGTTATAAAAAAATAATTCAAAACGGAACAGAAATGAATATAGATACAGAATTTAACGTAGGAGATAGCGTATGCTATCTGAGCGGTGATAACATTATCCATACAAGTATAAGCAAAATAATTATCGAAATATCCTATGCTGATGATAGTTTTCTTATGGTTTATAAGCTGTCAGATGGACTTAGTGTGCCCAGAAACAATTATCCACAATGGGGGAAAAGACTTTTTAGAGATAAGGATAGTTTACTAAAACATTTATCAGAATCATAACAATATAGAAATGAATAAAACTCAAAAGAAATTGTTGGCAAGGCTTATGGCTGTTACAAACAGCCTTGGCGGAACGCTTGACGGTACTGCTACCTGTGAGCAAAAATACATTGATAGGCAACGTGCTCACAGGCTCTCATACAAGGTCATATATGGTTTATTTGGCGATAATCCTAACAATCCCTATCGTGAAGATGATATAAATAATGCCTATAAAGCTATTGAGGAAATGGAGAAACTGGTACAAAAGGTATATCCTGACCGGAGTGGCTTTTTGAAAAATGAAGAAAAACAATAACCCTCAAAACTGAATAATAATGAGCAAAAGTATGAAAGTTACTATACCTAATTACGATTCAAGAAATGGATGGATAGACGTAGAACACAAGCTGCTTTACGTTGAATACAGAGAAGATATCCCATTTGCAGCAATCACCGCTTTTTATGTGCCCGAGGCTGATAAACCATATTGGAGAAAGGTGTATTGGGATTTCTTTCCGAACGGTGGAGATACGAATGATATTGCGGTATTATGAGAATGGAAGCGGTGGAAGTTTAGAAGAAGGTATTAATGCTTGCAAATTTGCGAAGCCTGTAGAAGTTTGGATATCATCGGAAATTGTCATAAAAGGCGAATTTGTAAATGCGGTATTTCTTCCGAAACCCAAGGGCGATCCATTTAAAGAAGCCCAGGAAACTCCATCTTATATTTATTGTAAGAAATGCAATGAATATTATGATGAATATCCGTAGAAATGTACGCATGGAGTATTTATACGGATTAGGACGCTCGATGAAGGCAAATGCTATTTGCGTTAGACACTATGGCAGAGTAAACAAATCAACAAAGCGAATCAATCAATCAAATTAATTAGACAATATGGAAATAAAGAACGGAATAATAATAGACGGAGTGCTGCATGAATTAAAGGAAACGAAACGTAATGATTGTTCAAAATGTTCATTACGCGATTTATGTCAAAATGAATTTGGGAACGCGTGTCTATGTTGGGTTAATTTATATTCGGTATCAGATATAATAAATAATGAATTTAAGTGTCGTGGTAAAGTAACGGATATTAAAACGGAGGAGGAAAAGAAATGAAAGAGGTATTGTCAATCGAGCAAATGAAGCATTTGAAGGAGCTTGGGCTGGATACAAGCGATGCAAGTATGCACTGGCAGTTTTTGCCTACCGCTGATTCTATCATCAACGGAACAGATGAAATAGAGAAAGAACCTTGTCTTTTTGTGAGTCAACCGAACATGGAGCATGAATACCCTGCTTACACTTTGCAGGATATTCTTGATAAGCTGCCTTGCTTCATCGGCAATCAAGTGCTTACCATCCAGAAACTTGCAGATAGCTATACATGCTTGTATATGGAACCTTATACTAGGTCTATGATAAATATTACAGAAAGTAAAGAGCCTATTGATGCAGCCTATGATATGCTGTGTTGGTGCATTGAAAACGGATATGTTAAAGTTGGAAAGGAGGAAAAGTAAATGGATATAGTACCTATTGTAACAAAAGATGATCTTTCTAAAGAACAGATAGAGTATCTACAAAAACAACAAACAGAATATAAATTGATTAAAAAAGTTAAGAGGAATCCAGGGCATATATTATTCTCTTTTAACGTTAAGACAGGGGAGATAAAGAGAGCTTCTATTATACATAATGTTTCTATTGGTATGAATGGGCTTCCTATAACTAGGGCTGAAACGGTCATAGAACCTAATTGCTACTATGAACAAGCCTTAAATGAAAAGAATTTTAGAAAGAAATTGAAGAAATCAGGATTATTAAAAAACGAATAATTATGGGATTTACAACACCGTGCTTTATACGCAAAAATACTGATAATATTAGAAATAGATTAAAAGAACTTGGCTATTATTGTAATCCATATTTAGGTTGGCATAATCTATGTACTTGTGTATTTGGAGTTAATTCGGTTTATTCATTGGACGATTATGATACAAATGGTCTTAAAGAAATAGATGTCCTTGTTGATTGCGGAGCTAACGAGGAACTTTTCCTAGCTATCGCTGCATTAAGGGATGATACGGACAAGTACCAATGGTTTACCGATGGGGATTTATGGTTTAAATGTGGTGATGAAGTATGTAATGAAGGTAGAAAAATACACAAGGCTACTGTAAACGAATTAATAGAACATTTTAAAACAAAGGAGGAACAATTATGATTACAATAGCATGGTATAATGTAGTGGCAATTATAGTTTTAATACTTTGGTTGTTTTGGGCATCTAATGGTAAGGACGGTGATTTTGGTTTGGGTGCTGTTGTCAAACTTGTAGCAGGTATTATTTTTATATTATTTTGGGGTGGAATGTTTTGGTGGTAATATAATAAATGATTAAATATGAAAGCAAGAATAAAAAGAAAAATACAAAAACGACCATTTTTATATAATGTAGGACAAGTTTTTAAGGCTTGTGATTGGCTTACTAGTATTCAACGTGGAAATATAGTTTGGCATCGGTATCATTCATTCGGTACTATTATTAAATCAGAAAATTAAATATGAAAGCAAGAGTAAAATCAACAGGAGAAATTGTAGAGATTAAGGATTTATATGATGATGGTACTGCATTGGTGGGAAACATGTATCTCAAGCTGGCAGAACTTAATTTCTTTAGTGAAAACATTGATTGGGAACAACGTAGGTACGAATTGGCAAAAGACATTATTAAAGTTGTTATAGCAAACGAGAATGGTATTAATTCTGAGGCAGTCGCTAAATATTCGCTTAATTGTGCTGATGCCCTAATTAAAAGACTAAAGGAGGTAGATAATGGATAGTGTACAGACACAAACCTTTTCCATTAGAGGGGATGGAGGTGGTGAGGCATATATTTGCTTTTTAGATGGTAAATTATGTATTTCTGTTGTCATAGAAGGGAAACAGTCCGATTTTCACTTTGATCCTGTTACGTTAAAGATGTTTGCACATGCTTATAAATTGCATTGTGAAGAGTGTAAAGAGTGTAAAGGAGAATAACCATGACCGAAGAATTTGTAACATTAGAAACAGCGAAGCTGCTGAAAGAGAAAGGATTTAATGAGTATTGCAAAGATATTATTAAAGAAGACAATAATCGGATAATGCAATCTGTGTTCCGAACAAATAAGAATTTGCCAAAATTGTGTTATAGTCGTCCCACTCAATCCGTTGCACAAAAGTGGCTGCGTGAAACCAAGAACCTGCATATCGAAATATCCTATATGTATGAAAACTATTGGACGTATGATATACTGACAATTCCGAGGCATGACTTGATAGGATTGTCTGACAGGCCTATTATCCGTTATAATACCTACGAGGAAGCACTTGAAGCAGGATTACAGGAAGCATTAAAACTTATATGTTATGGAAAATATTAATTTGAACGAACTACGGAATATAGCTTACAAAACAGCTTGCGAGAACGGTTTCCATGATAAAGATCTGAGTAATGCACACATCCTTTGCCTTGTCATTTCCGAGCTTATGGAAGCTGTGGAAGCGGACCGAAAAGGTAGATTAGGAAAAAATTGTAAACGTCGTTTTGAAATGGAATACAATCGTTATCCTGCATTAGTGGAAGAAGAAAAGCGATTTAAGTGCTCCTTTGAAAAGCATGTAAAAGATTCACTTCCTGATGAATTGAGTGATGCGGTTATCCGCTTGCTTGACTTGTGCGGAATGTGTAAGATAGATTTAGAGAATGACTGCTTAGACAATGAAGTGCTTGAAGATTATTCGAGTATATTCATTGGAAAAACATTCACAGAGTCCATTTTCAATATTACTAAAAATCTTATTGATAGAGATATATTTTTATCATTCATTAAAATTTTCGGGCTTGCCAAACATCTTGACATAGATTTGCTTTGGCATATCGAACAGAAGATAAGATACAATGAATTAAGACCTATGTTTAACGGAAAAAGATATTGATTATGAAACGTGAAATAAAATTCAGAGGGAAAGAATTTGAAACAGGACAGTGGATAGAAGGATCTTTGACAACATATCCAATATACTACCCAACTATTACACTCGTTGAAGATGCTGAACCTATTCCAAAAAAGACAACTTGTGTAGTTCTTCCTTAAAGAGTCTGTCAGTTCAGCGAAATAACCGATAAGAACGGTAATAGCATCTTCGAACATGATCTAATACTGATTCATGAAAGCGAAAGTTCCTGCCAATTTACAGTTGAAGTACTATTTCATAAAGGAATGTTCTGCTACAAGAACAAGGCATGTGGCTTTACCCCATTGTGGTATGTCAGCGATAGATGCGAAGTGATTGGTAATGTGTTTGATAACCCGGAATTGTTGAAAGGAAGTAAGCAATGAAGCACATATTTTACTTATTGGTGGGATTTCTTGCTTTCTATGAAATTATGAAAGCCTTAAACTGTAAGAGAGTATATTCCCGCACATACAAATATAGATATCTTCCCAAGGAAAAGATAAAGGCATATTTAAAAGAGCATCCTATGCTTCTTCTAATGAGTGTTCTGGATATTTTTGGATGGATAACATTAATGGCAGGACTAATGACAAGCCAATGGGTTTGTTTTTTGGCGGTTATGGTTCTATCCCTATCAAGATTTCAAAGCCTTGGCAGTTGGGCTGTATGTATAGACAGCATCATCACTGTGGCTATTTATTTGTTTGCCATTATTAATACTTATCATTTACATATAGAATTATGAACAAGTTAGAACACATATCCACAATTGATTTCTGTTACTGGCGGTTGAAAATTCTCTGTGAACAACTTTCTAAACCCAAATCAAACATAGAGATAATGGTTGACAACGCTTGCGGTTATAATGAAACTGAAGAAATAAGAAAGGAAGGTATAATACTTTTAGAGCAGATTATCGAAAGCAAGAAGGCTATCAGTGCTGATTACTTAGGGGATAGCAAGTTTTTAGATAAATTAAAAAAGGGAAATGGTTGAGCTATACAAAGTAACCATTTCCGATGCATCATCTGTATTATGTTTGCTGTTTTACTCTAAAAGTTAAATCTTTGGTTATGAGTATTTTACGACTAAAATAATTGTGTAAATATTTGGCTAATTCATTGATAATGAGTATCTTTACAATACTTAAAAGAAACCAATATTACTAACAATTAAAAGACAAGAGCAATGAAAGCAACAATCGAATTAACAAAGAAGACAGCTTTAGAAGAAATTATTAATAGCAATGATATTGATACAATAAAGTCTTTGATAGAACGCAAAGAGATGTCGTTAAAAGAAGCAGAAGAAAATGCGGCATTCTACGAAAGTATCTGTAATGAAGACTTTGCAAGTAATGAAAGGCAGAGAGCCAATAGACTTATTCGAGATATAGAAATATTAAAGTTAGCAATTTAATACATAAGAGCAATGAACACATATTACAAGTTTGCGCCAAACGTGTTTTTGGCAAAGTGCGAAGAGATGCACAAAAAAGGTGAAGAAATTCTAGTTACCACCAAGTATGGCAAAGAAAACGAAAGCATCGTTTTCAATCTAATTCTCGAGAAAGATGGTTTTTATTATTACTCCATCGTCCGGGCTGATGGCTTTAACGTTCAAGAATGGGCTAAGCAAAGAGCGGAACGCAGACGTGAATGGGCCGTATCAGCAGTGCAAAAAAGTAATGAGTATTTTCAGAAATCGAATAAACATCGAGATTTTCTTTCTTTAGGCGAGCCCATCAAAGTAGGGCACCATAGTGAACGAGGTCATCGCAAAATGATAGATGATGCCTGGAACAACATGGGTAAAAGCGTTGAGTTCAGTGATAAGGCAAATGAACATGAAAGAGTGGCCCAATATTGGGAGAAACGTGCCAACACGATCAATTTGTCTATGCCGGAAAGCATTGACTTCTACGAACACAAGTTGGAACAAGCGAAAGAATACCATGAAGGTGTAAAGTCTGGCAAATATCCGCGTGAACATGCTTATACTCTTACTTATGCCAAGAAAGCAGTTAATGAAGCACAAAAGAATTACGAACTTGCTAAAAAGTTGTGGGGAGATGAAAACGAAAACCAATAAAGCGATTTCATTACTCCAGTGCGGTGATTTAAAAGCCGCACTAGCAATTTCCTCCACTTTTCGCATTGGATTTACCAAAGAAGAACGCAGAACATTGAAAATTGCGTATGAATGTCTTTCTGGTAATGCCGGGTTCTACCAGCAAATTGGTATTGATACCAATAGCGAAATAGAGAAAAGCAAATCCATCCTTTTATCAAAATATATGTTGAAATCAGCACCATAAGAATATGAATCTAACACAGAAAGAAGCGTTAAGGCAATTACAATCATATTGCAGGGCAAATGGTTTCTCCCTCAATCCATCGAGTTTGCCGAAACATACATACGCTATAATATTGGCGGATGGCGACAACGGAGAAATAACGACACGTTACCCGAACAAGCGTATAAGCGGCTATTACACCCCAAAAGAGTTGTTAATATGGCTTGATGGCTACCACACAGGATTACAAGGGAAATAAGTATTAACCGCGAGTAATCGCACAAAAGGAAAGAAAAATGAAAGAAATAAAAACGTATCATAAACCAGATGGAGCGCACTATTACATAGGTAGCCACGAAGTAGCATTTATTGGTAGCTGCAAAGGGAGTTTTTACATATCGTTTTTTAGCTGCAACGAAAAAGAATGGGCTAATACCTTTCTGGAAGCAGAGCAAATTGTATTGAATAGATTTTAATAACGAATTATCCCGGCGAGGCAACAAGCGGAGCGGCACCACCGTTGAAAAATTTGGTAACACGTTGAAATATAGAAAGTTAAACAAAGTTTAAGCTTGCGATATTTAAGATGTAAAATACTGATATTCAATATATTATTTGTATCTTTACAATATCAAAATAACACCTATTAATAACAAGTAAAAGTCAAGAGCAATGAAAACAGAAGAACTTATCAGATACTACAAAGCAAACATTGAAGCTATTGAAAAAGGATTGAACAACGACTCTCTTTCAGCAGATAAAAAATTCAGATTGGGATATACACAACAGGCGTTGGACGGATATAAGTCTGCTTTACAAGAACTTCTTGGAAATAATAACGACTAATAATAGAAGAGAGCAAATGAGCAAAGTAACAGAACTAACAAAAGAGCTTCAAAGAGTGATGTATTCCACTACATATTCATTTGAGATTGATACCGAAGATTATGTTTTCGGATTCAAAAACACAATAAAGAAGCGTACAAAAAGTTTAGCCAAGGCAAGCAAGCTAAAAGTGAAGTCAACCAATGATTGTGGTCGGTTCTTGTCAGAAACGGTGAGAGTTGTTGCTGTACGCTTCTACAAGAATGGAGAGCTTACCAAAGAATTGAAAGCAGAAAAGATAACAGCAGCGTATAACGGATAAAATATAGAGCAATGAAAACAACTGTAAAAATGTATTTAAAAGACGAACAAGGTAATAAAGACTGGTTTGTTACTCCTATTAACCTATCAGAGCAAGAAGCTCAAAAGTACTATCTCGGTAACATCTTCAATATGGGGTGCGAAACAGATCACATGATGAAATGTTACAAAGTTGAGACAATAAAATCATCAAATTAAATAAATTTATGACTAAAAGTGGCGTTTTTTACGCCATATTTTATATCTTTACACCATAAAAATAAAAAAAAGAGCAATGAAAATTTACACAAGTTATTTCGGAAATAGCCGAAAATTGAAAGAAGCTGGAATTAAAATTATTTGCGTAGCCATTGGTAAGCCTAGATTTATGGTTAACGTTCCTCAAATGTTGAACGTTTGTCCTACCCGCTATATGGTAAGTGGACCTTGTTCTCATGATGAGTATCTTAAGCTTTACGACAGGATTCTTGCGAGTCAAGATGCTAATAAGGTAATCGAACAAATCGAATCATTAAGTGAAGGCAAAGATGTCGCTCTCTGCTGTTACGAAAAACCGGGTGATTTCTGCCATCGGCATATTTTGGCTAAGTGGCTTACTGAAAAGACAGGTATTGAAATCAAAGAGTTTGGAGTTGTTGAGAAGAAAGAACCTAAGTATGAACAAGCAAGTTTGTTTTGAGTATGAGAAGAAATATTAAGTTTAGAGGTAAACACGTTGAAAGCGGAAAATGGATTATCGGTTGGTTATTTCAAGACGATGACGACCACTTTCCAATGATTCATCAAGGAGGTACACTTGACGATTGGGAGCAAGTGAAGGAAGACTCTGTTGGTCAGTTCACAGGCTTGCTTGACAAGAATGGGGAAGAAATATATGAGGGTGACATTGTTGAACGAATAGTTACAGATGGATATGACTATGGGTTTATAGGTGAAGTGAGTTTTGATAACGGAGTTTTTGGTATAAAACATAAAACTTATAAAGGTTACATTGTGTCAGATTTTGTATATTCCTCAGATTGGAATGATGGGCATGAACATGGAGTCGTTTTATATGAATATGAAATAAAAGGAAATATATACGATAAACCCAGAATTATTAGCCAACCATCAATAGCGTTTGATGGAATGCTGCCAGATTTGCCAAGCAAGCGGTGGTTTGACAGCATAGGCAAAAGGGAATTTAGCAAAGATGGTCTATGCGTCGGACTGAAAATCCGAAGAACAAGGTTCGAATCCTTGAGTTCCCACAGCCTTGTATCAATGAACGCACCATTTTCTAAAATTTGAGGTTGTTATGGGAGCAACCGATATATAGAAGAAAATAGTAGATTGAGAGAGTATGGTAAAACCCATATAAGTCCAAAGGGTATCAATCAAGGTGGATCTTCACAAAATCATGTGAATGTTGACTGTGGCTACATGGCGGTTCATAATGTTGGCAGCTCGGAAAGACGAGCGTTTGCGGAAATAGCTCATCGGTAGAGCGTTGGTATTCCAGCCAAAGAGTGGGGTTCGACTCCCTGTTTCCGCTCAACCCTTATAGTAGCGATAAGCAAAAGCAAAAACATTAAAGCTTGTGTAGTTTACGGGGTGATGGAAATTGCCATCTGACACGACTGTAAAGAAGCCGAATAGATTGCATAAGTGTTCTTGTGAGTGGCTTATAGATGATTGAATTTTGTGTTAAGTCCTGCCGAGCGTATTTTTGGCAGGCTTAACGCAAAATGTATATGAAGTTATATACACCCTAAAGATATGTTTACAGGAACGACACCACCGGAAGTTAAACTGCTCCTTCAGGATTTGATGAAAGGAGTAAAAGGCAAAGATGTTTTTATCGGATGTTCAGGAAACTACACCACCGATAAAATCATGTCAGCTATGGGATACACAGTACATTCTAATGATGTAAGTTTATATTCCAAACTAATTTCTGATCTATTACTTGATACAAATACTGATATTGAAGTTGTGAATCCTGAATTACGTATGGTTTTTGACACATGGGATGACACTAAATACAAAAAACTTATTCAAGTAATGTTTGCAATGAGAGTATCAAACTTTCACCAAAGGAAAAACGATTACCAAGAAGAAATGTTTAACGCTTTTATTGAGCAATCAAAAGTTTATTATCATAATACTATATCTAAGATTGAAAAAGGCGCACTTAATTTTAATATTAAAAGTTTCTTCTATGGTGATTTTTTTGACTTCCTAAAAAGTAAAAAAGGTAAAGGTGTTGGTATAAGCTTTCCTCCTACGTATAAAGGAGGGTATGAGAAGATGTTTAGCTATGTCGAAGAAAGCTTTAATTATATGCACGCTACTTATAACGTCTTTGATCCAAAAGAGGGCGGAAGTATATTCAAGACTCTTCTTGAGAATGATGAAAACATCATCTATTCTGATAGATATTTCAAGGAGATAGACAACTTCCTTGTTGGCAAAATAAACTTGGGGCTAGGCAAGAATCCTATATACACTTACTCTAGCGTAAATCAAAACAAGAATTATTACATCGAACGCGATAAAAATGTAAATCCATCATGTATTCACATTTTACCTATAGATTATGAATTTACAGATATTACTACACTATCTGTAAAATTATGTTCAGTTAGTGATGTGAATTATTATAAAGCGTTTTACATGGCAAACAAGGTTAATTATACAACTGGTGGAGATTTAGGTATGGTATTTATGGCTGACGGTAAAGCGTTTGGATTTACTTCTTTCAGCAAACAGTTATCTACACTTGAAAAGATATTTATGCAGAGTGATTTTGTTGTAAACTCAAATACACAGAGGCTTAGTAAATTACTGATTATGCTTACTAAGTCCCACGATGTGAGGATGCTCATTGCAAGAAAAATGGGTCACTATTATGAAGGGATTAAGACAACTGTGTATACATCTTCACCAGTAAGTATGAAATACCGCAGTGTATTCAATCTTGACAGGAGAGATGAAGGCAAACTAATGTATTCTGCTAATTTTTTATATGATTCATTAAAAGATTTATATAAATTATGGTTGAAAAAATACAAGAAGTGAAAGATGTTCATCTTATTCAAGAGAAATTGGGGGATGTAAACAAATTGATTGCTCCGTATAAGTTAGCATATGTAAGCCCCATAGATGATTGCGTTCCATTGGAGAAGAATGCTCACTATATGGAAAAATCCACACTGGATAGACTAACTGCAAATGTGGCTGAAGACGGTTTTTTATCTCAGCTTCCATTCGCGATGAAACGAGATGATGGGAAATATCTTATTTTGTCGGGAAATCATCGTTTAAAAGCTGCTATTAAAGCTAAACTGGAATATATTCTAATCTTGTATATTGAAGAGGTTGATAAAGACAAACAGATTGCCTATGTGCTTAGTCATAATGCTTTAGTAGGAAAAGATGATGCCCAAATGCTTAAGGAAATTTATAGTGAGATGCGCACTATTGAAGCAAGAGAGTTCTCTGGTCTTAACGGTATTCAATTTATTGATACAGATAAGATCCCTACCGTTTCTATTAATGATGTGGATATAGAGCTTACGGAAATGAAGTTCTTGTTTACAGAAAGTAGGAGTAATGATGTCAAAGCTGTTCTATCTGAACTTGAAAAACAGAAAATATCTGCAAATAGTTCGATAGTTGTAGGTTCTTATGAAGAATTTATAAAGGTAGCTACAGAAGTAAAGAAGAAGTTTAATATAAAGAGCAATACTGTTGCTTTTGCTCGTATGGTTGATATCTGCAAAGCTTATTTGCAAGAAATAAAAGACAAGGAGGTGTAATATGGCAGGTAGAGGTAGACCCAAATTAGGAATGTCCCTTTATGATAAATATATAAAAGGTAAAGAGGATATTATTATAGCAGACTGTAGGAATGGAGCTGATAACAAAGGTTTATGTGTACGTCTTGGAATAGGACTTACGACATTTAAAAGTATATTAAAAAAGCATCCTGAAGTTGTAGACTTATTGAGAGAAGGTAAGGAAGAAGCTGACATGAAAGTAGAGAGTGCTCTATATAAAAGAGCCATTGGCTATTATATCGAGGAAACTACAACTGAGGTGAAAATAGGAGAGGATGGATCTGGTCAAACGACTGTGGTGAAAAAAACGAAAAAACATATTGCGGGAGATACAACAGCACAAATATTTTGGTTAAAAAATCGTAGACCAAATGAATGGAAAGATAAACAAGAGGTAAATGCTACTAATGATGATTGGGTAGATGCTTTAAAATTATTAACCAATTCATATAAGAATGGGAACAAATGATGAAAGAAAGAAACTCATAAGTGAAATTATAGCGTATTGGTCGAAGGATTGGAATAAATTTGTCCGTGATGCCTTATGTGCAAGATTAGACCATGATCAGCAATCTATTATTGAGTCTGTTCAATATAACCCTATGACTGCTGTCGCAAGTGGAACTTCTCGTGGAAAAGATTTTGTGGCAGCCTGTGCTTCGTTGTGTTTTATGTATCTTACGCCTAGATTTAATGAAAGAGGTATACTTGTTGGAAATACTAAGGTGGCCATGACAGCACCAACAGGGAGACAGGTAAAAAATATTATGACTCCTGAAATCAGAAGGTTGATTCGTGCGGCAAGGACAAAATTTCCTTTTTGTTGTCCGGGCAGATTGGTTGCTGATGATATAAGAACGGATTATGAAGAATGGTTTTTGACAGGATTTAAAGCGGATGACAACGCAACTGAATCATGGTCTGGATTTCATGCGGCAAATACCATGTTTGTTATCACGGAGGCATCAGGTATATCCGAAATTGTTTATAATGCAATAGAAGGTAACTTGCAGGGAAATTCTCGGATGCTCATAGTATTCAATCCTAATATCACTACCGGTTATGCGGCTCGTTCTATGAAGTCTGAACGTTTTGCAAAATTCAGACTTAGCTCTCTAAATGCAGAAAATGTAGTAAAGAAGCAAATTGTAATACCCGGTCAAGTGGATTATGAATGGGTTAAGGACAAAGTGATAAATTGGTGTTCACCTATCCAGCAAGCGGACTTCAACGAAGGTGAAGGCGATTTCAATTGGGAAGGTAAGCTATACCGACCTAACGATTTGTTTCGCGTCAAGGTACTTGGTATGTTTCCTAAAGTGTCGGAAGATGTTCTCATCCCTTATGAATGGATAGAAATAGCAAACAGGAATTGGCAGGAGTTACAGGAAAATGGTTTTATCCCAGCCAAATCTTGTAAGTTAGGTGTTGACGTTGCCGGTATGGGACGCGATAACAGTGTGCTTTGTCCGCGATACGGTAACTACGTTTCTCAATTTGAAGTTCATCAATCTACCGGGCGTGCGGATCACATGCATGTGGTAGGTATGATGATTCCCTATCTAAAGAAGAAAGGAGCAAAAGCATTTATTGATACTATTGGAGAGGGAGCAGGTGTCTATTCTCGTTTGTTAGAAGAAAAATTTACAAACGCTTTTTCATGCAAATATTCGGAAGGGGCAGATGGCTTACACGATATTACTGGCGAATATGAATTTGCAAATATGAGAGCATACCTATATTGGGCTTTACGTGACTGGCTTAATCCTAAAAATGGTTTTGGTGCCGCTCTCCCACCCTGCGATCAGTTAATGGAGGAGGCTACCGAAACCAAGTGGAAGTTCCTTAGTAATGGAAAGATTATCATTGAGCCTAAAGAAGATATCAAAAAACGTATTAAACGTTCTCCTGACTATATGGATGCATTAGCGAATACGTTTTATCCTAGAGATTATAGCTTTATTAGTGATGAAGAGTTGCTTAAAGACTTTTTGTAGTTGTGTTTTTTTAGTACCTTTGTAACCGAAAACACTCCTTGTTTGTGTTTTCATTGCTCTTATGTGCGCCGACTTTCACAAGCCAGCGCATTTCTATTGTACGGTGAGTGTTTTCTTATTGTGCACCTACCTTAGAGGCGTGCAGAGAAAGACGGAACAAATGGCTGCAAAGTCATTGATACAAGTTATGGTAAGTGATTTGGAAGAGAGAGTATCGCATACCCTCTCTTTGTTTCTGGTATTATTTTCCAACAAGTAATAGTAACAGCCAAAAAATACCTAATACTATGGCAATAAATTCGTATGGATCTTCTCTTAAATAATTAAGAAAAAATTTAATTTCTTGTATTATTTTTTGCATGTATAATATTTTACAAAGCCATTTCGTGTTCAAGTTCTTTAGATATGGCTCTATTGATAAACTCATTAATTGTTGTTCCAGTGCTGGAAGCAAAAGCGGCTACACGGGAATGTAAGTCTGGTGACATACGTAGATTTAACTTCCCACTATAAGGCTTTTCAGGCTGTATATTTCTTTCTTTACAGTTTTCAAGATAAAAGTCTATAGATTCCTCAAAGTCTTTACGGACCTCATCTACAGACTTTCCTTCATAAAGGATTGACGCTTTTCTCATCCCTTGCACTTTGCCAAACAGACAATTGTCTTCCGGACTGTATTCTACAGAACCGGAATATCCTTTGTATTTTAAAAGTCCCATACTACTTTGTTTTAGATTGTTTATATTTCTCAATCAAATTGTTTTTCTTTATATGCTCAATTATTCCTTTTATCACGTATGATTTCAAAATGCTTCCGGGATGTGGCTTATGTAAAATGAAAGGAGCTTCTTCGTCTGGTCCTATAAACTCAACACGGGAACCTGATGTAGCACCTTTGTTGCTTTCCTTGTATCCAAAAATCCCGAATAAGCGTTTTGCTTCATCATAGGTAAAATCCTTTGGGCATGACAAAATACGTTCTATTAGTTTTTCCTTTGTACCCATAATCGTTTGTTTATGCAAAGGTACTAAAAATAGTACCAAATACAAACAGATAATATAAAATATTGTATTTAAGGTAAGTTTTTCTGTTGAATATGACATTTTTACAGCCACTTTTATTATATTTGCATCATAGCATTTGATGCTAACGTGCTCCTTCACGTTACCGGGTAGTACGTATTGTGCTATCCGGTTCCTTTTTGGAGCAGTATCATGTGTAACTAATCACCGTATGAAGGAGTACGGAACTACATTATGAACACAATTAAAATTTTTGAGAATGAGCAATTCGGAAAGGTAAGAATTGCGATGGGTGAAAATAACGAACCTTTCTTTTGCTTGGCAGATGTATGCCAGATTTTGGATTTGATTCCCAGTAAGGTAGCGCAAAGATTAGATAAGGATGTACTTTCAAAGTATCCCCTTGAAACAGCCGGTGGAATCCAACATGCAAATTTTGTTGATGAGGATGGTTTGTATGATACAATATTGGATAGTCGTAAGCCTGAAGCTAAAAAGTTCCGCAAATGGGTAACAAGCGAAGTGTTGCCATGTATCCGTAAGACAGGTGGCTACATCGCTACCAAAATGGACGACACTCCAGAAGAAATCATGGCACGTGCGCTTATTGTGGCACAAGAAACACTGAAACGAAAAGAGCTGCGTCTTATAGAGGCTGAGCAGAAGATCCAAAAAGATGCTCCTAAAGTCCTTTTTGCCGATGCTGTATGTACCTCTCAACGTTCGTGCCTTATTGCTGAATTGGCAAAAATTCTCCAACAGAACGGAGTGAATATCGGTCAGAACCGTTTGTTCGGTTGGATGCGAGAGAACGGTTATCTTTGCCAAAAAGGTGATTATTATAATCAGCCAACGCAGAAATCTATGAAATTGGGACTTTTTGAGTTGAAGAAAACATCAATTACCAAGCCGGATGGTTCGGTATTGGTAACAACCACTACCAAAGTAACCGGCAAAGGACAAATATATTTCGTGAATAAATTCCTATCTAAATAATCAATATAAAAAAAGGTGTCAAGTGACACTTTACTATATTTATGGACGAAATAACAGCTATATTAGACATTACGCGCCCGGTTGATAATATCATCAACGACTTAAAAGGAAAGTCAGTCTATGTCCCCTCATGGGATAATCTTATTAAAGACTATGAACCAACATTGCATTCGATAGTAAATGATAACATTGGTCGAAAAGATAAGGTAAAATCTGATGGTACGGTAGAAAAAGCTTCCCGTATTTATATCGGTCTTGAAAAACTCCTTACAAAACGGATGACAGAGTTTATGTTTTCCATTCCAGTAAAACGTGTCTATCATAATATTGAGAACAATGAAACTCGCCAACAAATAGCGAAAGCAATTGAGAATATATACAAGTATGCTCGTATAGACAGTGAGAATATTAAACGTGGCAACGCCTATTTTGCGTCATGCGAGGTATTTACCATTTGGTATACGGTTGAAAATCCCAATTCTCTATATGGTTTTCAAAGTAAATTTAAGCTGAAATGCAAGACCTATTCCCCGATGGAGGGCGTCGGGCTGTATCCGTTGTTTGACGAGTTGGGAGATATGGTTGCTATGTCTTTTGAATACAAGAAGAAAGTCAAGGACGAAGAAATTGCTTGTTTTGAAACATATACTTCTAAGATCCATTACAAGTGGGAGCAGCAAGGATCTGGGTGGGAACAAATCAAAGCGGAACCAATAGCTATATTGAAGATCCCCGGTGTTTATGTTCATCGCCCAGTTCCTATTTATCATGGTTTGTCTTATTTGCGTAATGAGATAGAATATACCCTTTCTCGTAATAGTGATGTTATCGCCTACAACAGTGCTCCTATCCTTAAAATTGCAGGGGCTACACAAGGAAAAGAAGATAAGGGGGAAAGCCGTAGGATATTCCGTGTTGAAAATGGAGGTGATGTGTCTTATGTTTCATGGTCTCAGGCTATCGAAGCACTAAAGTACCATGTAAGTACTCTGATTAGTCTATTCTGGTCGCAATCACAAATTCCGGATATATCATTCGAGAACATGAAAGCATTAGGAAATATCGGGTTTGATGCTAGACAGACCTTGCTGACTGATGCCCATCTGAAAGTAGGTGATGAAAGTGGTGATTGGATAGGATCGTTTGAGCGTGAATGCAGTGTAATCAAGGCTTTCTTGAAAAGCATGAATACTTCATGGGTTAAAGAGATTGACAATGTAGAAGTTGAGCATGTCATTACTCCGTTTATCCAAATGGACGAGGATGCAATGACTGATAGACTTATAAAACAGAATGGTGGCAAGCCAATCAAGAGCCAGTTGCAAACTATTAGAGAAGCTGGTTCTAATAATGCGGAGGCAACTTTGGATCAGATACATAAAGAAGATGCGATGGATTTACAAGCAAAACAATCAAGAATGAACGGTTTATTTGAAAGTGCGGAATAACATGAAAGTACCAATAGATAATATGACCTTTGCCGAAAGCGAATACCTTAGAGGAAATAAAGTATGGAAAGCCCAGACACTTTATAATTTCGCGAAAGCAAAGGAATACCCTGTACGTGATATGCCATTGTGGAATATAGACCTGACTGTTGAACCGTTTGAGTGCAGCCAGCTTCATAGTTTTATCTTTCAATGCAAACGTGTTCGTGATTGTTCTTTAGACTACCCTATTATACTGGATGAAGTAGGACAAATAGCAGATGGATACCATAGATTATGCAAAGCTATTTTAGAAGGTAGAAAAACGATTAAGGCTATCAGGCTGCTGGGAATGCCGGCACCTGATAGAATTGAGGAGGGATAAATATGAAAAGACATTCAAAGATAATTACGGTAGAATATGTAGTACAAGATTGTCCTATCTGTGGCAAAATTATAGTGAAGCATTATTTATATCCGATGGTTGATAAAAGAAAGAACAAATTTGTATATGGCAAAAAAAGTAATAACACAATCCAAGTATCATTGTCGGGATTGCGTGCATAGCTATGACCGGCACGAGAAGAACTTGAAAGGTGAGTCCTTCATGTGCCGTTGTCCGTTTTTCACTTCCAGTCGCTTTCTTAACCGTGACGTATGTGACAAGTTCAATAAGAAATGAGTCAATCTTAAAAACAGAAAAATATTTTTTGTTTTATCCCCGTGATTTTTCTGCCTACTCTAATAAATAGATTAAAAACAAACCAATATGTCAAAACCTAAGATTCCGAATCAAAAGAAGAAATATCAAGAGCTTAACACAAGGCTGAATAAATATGTAGCTTTAGTGGAGCATATATATGATGTTCTGAATTTGGAAGCTGCTAAAACTGTATTACGCACTGATTATTCATCTGATAGTGAAAATCCTTTTAAATGGTCTGATTACCCACAGACTAAAAAACAGATAGAGGATATACAGGCTCAATTTGTTAATTATATTCATACGATTATCTATCGAGGTATTAGTGAAGAATGGAAAAATAGTAATGAAGTGCAAGACTTGATGGCAAATAAAGTTCTAAGGGCTTATAATGCCCAAGTTGATGGGGAAAAATACAAAGTCTTATATCAAGTAAGCTCTGATGCTTTGAAAGCGTTCCAAAACCGCAAGGATAAAGGCTTTAATGTCTCTGCCAAACTCTGGCAACAATCCACCATTTATAAACAAGAACTTGAAGCAGCTATATCTTGCGCTATTCAGAAAGGAACAAGTGCTATTACTTTGAGTAAACAAATCTCTAAATATCTGCTTGATTTTCCATCACTGCAAAAAGATTATAAAGACAAGTATGGTAGTGCAGAACATTTAAAGGATTGCGAATACCGTTCTATCCGACTGGCTCGATCTGAAATTAACATGGCTTACCGGACTGCTGAAAATGAGCGTTGGAAACAAATGGATTTCGTTGTGGGGTACGAAATAAAGCTAAGCTCTTCACATCATCACCGTATGCCACATGGGGATATATGCGATAGGTTAGCAGGTAAATATCCTAAAGATTTCGTTTGGACTGGCTGGCATCCGAATGATTTATGCTATAAAATACCTATCCTTAAAACAGAAGAAGAGTTTTGGGAATGGGATGGTAGAAGTGAATCTACGACTGAAAGTGTGAATGAAGTCAAGGATGTACCGAATGCATTTAAACAGTGGATTGGCACAAATTCCCAACGCATAGCAGATGCAAAGAGAAATGGAACTTTGCCATATTTTTTAAAGGATAACCCGTCATATCTTAAATAATAACGACTTATATACAGATACATTCAGTTTCATAACACGGAGTACAAGATTATTTTCGTACTATGTGTTTTATTATAATAGTTTAACAATTAAGGTGAAGTAAAAAGAATCACTTTTCGTATATTTGCATAAAGCATGTGAAGTTACATGCAACCGAACTTGTCGTGAATACATTCATTGCTCTTAATGTATGATTAAGAAGGTTGACGGTCTGCTTGCATGTAATGTTTTGCAGGCCGTTTTTATTAATTAAAACATTGTACAATGGATAGAAAACAACAGGTTTTGTTGAAATTGAAACCGAAAGTGAAGGCGTTCGGGTTCAATAAAAAAGAGGTGATGGGTATCGCTGCTAGAATTGCCGATAACCTAACCTCCACAGATGATGCCTCCGATGAGGATGTAAACGCAGAAATTGAAGCAGCTATTGATGCGGTTCTCCCCTACCTGCAAGTCAGCCAGTCTTTTGCAAATCGAGTAATCGAAGAAAACCGCAAAAAGAATGACGATGACGAAACCGATGACGGCGATGATACATCATCGAACACTTCAAACAATCGTCAGACGGGTTCAAACAAAAATGATCCTCAACAGAATAAAAGTAATGATGATGCTCCAGCATGGGCAAAGGGATTGCTTGACAAGGTTGATACACTTACCAATGAAATTTCGGTGTTGAAAGGTGAAAAAGTCACTACATCAAGAAAATCCAAGCTCAACGAGTTGCTCAAAGATTCGGGTTCTTTCGGCAGTCGCATCCTGAAAAGTTTCGACCGCATGAAATTTGAAACCGAAGAGGAGTTTGACGAGTTTTATTCGGAAGTTGAGGAAGACCTGAAGAATTACAACCAAGAATGTGCAGATGCAGGTTTGTCTACATTGGCTAATCCGCCTGCCGCAAGTGGTAAAAGTTCGGGAAAACAAGATGAAGTGATTAGTGACGCTGAAATCAAAGCGTTGGCTGACACATTCTAAACATTAACAAAAAACTAAGTATTAAAAATGGGTGCAACAGCAAATTTAGCAAGTGAATTGCAGGTGATTACTTCTGGTCTTGATTCGGTTGTAATCAGACGATACGGTGCTGGTATCATTGGTGGTCGCACGCTTGATGTCAGTGGTTATCCATATGATGTAATTAAGGCTGGTCATGTTATTATCGCATCAGATGATGACGAAACACTATTCAAACCTATGCCGCTAGAAGCATCGAATTATGATCAATATGATACATTGCCCAGTAGCCATCATTATGTAGGTGTATTGGTAAGAAGCGTTACAAAGGATGCTCCTTTAGCAGCAATCATGTACAATGGTGAAGTGAATGATAAAGCAAGTCCGTATTCAGTGGATAATATCAAAACTGCAATGAAGACGGAGTTGCCTGGATTAGTATTCATGCACGATTAAAAGAGGAGGTAAAAAATGGTACAATCACAATTTGTGGAGTACATCAGAAAAATCTTTCCGAGACTCCAGAATGTAGTAGATACAGTGAACGGCAAGCGGAACGGTGACAACAAACGCACCTATTTGCATAAATCTATGTTGAGAAAGGTTTATTCGGCAGACCAGAAATGGTCTAACGCTGCGGTAAACACTACTTATGTAGCAGCCGACATGGTGTCGATGAACTCGCCACTTCCGATTAAAAGCCGCGATGCCATTGCTCACGCCAATGGTTCTCTGCCGAAAATCGGTATGAAAAAAATCATGTTTGAATCGGATATCAATGCCGTTAACATAATGAAAGCGCAAGGTGCGGAATGGACGAACATCGCGAATAAGCTGACTTCCGACCCGATTGCTTGCTCTGTCGGTATTGACGAACAGAATGAAGCGAACTTCCTGACCGGATTGTCTAATGGTATTGTAGCTGTGGAGGATGAAAACAATACCGGTACGGCTTTGCGTATCAATTTCGGCTATCTGCCTGAAAACTGTTTTGGTGTTGAGACGCAGAATGAGCTTACGCTTGATGACATTAAGCGTGTATTGGCTTATGCTGACAATAACGGCGACACAATCATCACTATCTGCATTGCATTGTCAACCTACAACAAGTTGCGTCAGACGCAAGGGGCAAAAGAACTGGTAGCCAATTATCGTGGTCAGACTTTTGACAGTAATACAAAGCTCCCTGTTCCGACAGCATCTTTGTTTGACGAAGCATTTGCGGATGATAACAACGGGGTTGCTTTCCTGAAAATTGACCGTTCAATCATCTCAGAGAAGAACGGCAAAAGGAAACCGTACAAGCCGTGGAACCAGAACAAGTTGATTTTCCTTACCACAGAAGAAGTCGGTGCTTTGGTGTGGGGAACGCTTGCGGAAAAGACAAATCCGGTAGAGGGTGTTGTTTATTCAACCGTTGATGAGTACAAACTCATCAGCCGTTACAGAACAACGGAGCCGTTTACCGAAACTACGAGTGGGCAGGCTCTTGTGCTCTCTGTTATTGAGAACGTGGATCAAATCTACTCTCTTGATATTTCGGAATCTCAGGCGGTAGATACCTCAGCTGAAACTTCTGACAGTACGGATGTGAAAATCACTATTTGGGGAAATACTTACAAGAAGCCGGAGTTTGTCAAGGAATTCAATAAAATAACAGGCAAAAATCTAGCTTCAACTATTGCAGATGACAAGCTGATTGCCGCCGTGAACAGGCTGAATGACTTTGACGAAGCGAAATTGAAATCCGCAGTTGAATCTCATAAATCAGAATAAGCCATGAAGACAATACAGCAAGCTCTCGTAGACGAAATACACTATCCGATTTCTATCGGTTTTGTAGAGAATGTGATGATTAAACGTAATCTCAATGGTGATGATGATTTTGGTTATGATATAGATCATTCTAACGAATACCAGGGAGCTTTAGCTGATTGTCTTTGGTCTTTGGTCCAGGCTATCAATTTCTCTGAAGCAGACAAGTCCTTCGGGGCTTTATCTGATAAAGATAAAGAACGGATACTTTTACGTGTTAACTCCATTTACAAGACTATTGGTGAACCTTTAGTAGAACTGGAGGCAAAACCAACGGTATATGTAGGTGATTGTTTGTTGTAGTATGGCTGTTTTGAGTAGAAATCCACATCGTTTGCAATACCTTGTATCTGCTTCAGGATATGAGGATGAAAACGGAGATTACCATTCAGGTGAAGAACATTGGGAAGGTGAAATTCCCTGTGATGCTGTTCCTGCCGGTGAATCGGATGAAAGGGAATTTGAAGATGGCATAATACGTAAATACTCTTATGAGGTTTGTAATATACCAGCAAACTGCCGTGCTTTTACAATAGGAGATAGAGTCAAGATAAGTCTGCTCGGAGGAATAGAAAGAGAATTTGAAGTGAAAGGTTTTCATCGTTACCAGCTTCAGTGCAAAATTTGGGTTTAGGATATGGGTATAAGAATGGCTACCAAACTTGATGAAATTCATAATACACTTATGAGGGAGGCACAACGGGTTGAAAGGCTAACAATACGCGCTTTGTCGTATCTTGGAGAACAATGTGTTATCAGGGTACGTGATAGAGGTGGTGATAAAAGTTGGTATGATCAGTCTGGTAATTTGCGTAGCTCAGTTGGCTATGTAATAGCCCATAATGGCAGTATTATCCAATACTCAGACTTTAATCAGGTGAAGCAGGGTTCACAAGGTGTAAAAGTCGGCAAAGACTTAGCAGAAGAACTGGCTAGAAGATATTCCAATGACTATGCTCTTGTTATTGTTGCCGGAATGAATTATGCTGAATATGTGGAAGCGATGGATAACAAGGATGTGCTTGCGTCAACGGAGCTATGGGCAATAGACCAAGTACCCAAGATGCTTGAAAAATTAAAGATACAGATTGCTAAATGATGAAATCGGACATTGAAATATCAAAATTTGTATATCACAAGATTAAAGGATCAATCCTTGAAAGAAGTGTAACCGGGAAATTGAGTGATAGGGGTAGACCAGATAAATCGGACAAGGAGGATATTGTCATATCTGTACTTGCCAATGAGGGATGCGGTCAGATCCAGCGAGCTTATGTGAATGTCAATGTTTATGTTAGGGACCAATGGAATTCTAGAACAAAAGCATGGGAAAAGCATACACTCCGTATAGGGGAATTGTGTGACTTGTGTAAGTTTCTCTTTTATATACGTAAAGAAGAGTTTCATACAGTTCCTAAAGAATGTAGTCAAAAAGTCATGTCTACCGGTGTTTCTTTTGAGGATGGACACACGGAACATTTCATCAACAACAAGCTGTATATTGAGATAAATAACGAATAAGTATTAACTATATTAAGCAATATAGAACTATGGCAGTAATCGGATGGGGTAAGCCCCGTATTTTTATTAAAGACCTTGATGCAGTATCACCTGCATGGGAAGAATTGCCTACTCCGGTAGAGGATTCCACACAGTTGACAACGACAAAAGGTGACAAGAAAGAAGCAAAGATTGAAGGAGGAGAGAACGAGGATGTAAAGTATGGGAAAAACACCTATGATCTTACTTTCAATATTCGTGCTGCAAAAGGGCGTAAGCGTCCTATAAGTGATAGTGATGGAGTGGTAGCACATAATTATGCTGTTGCTTTACAGCCTGAAGATCCTGATGTTCAGGGATTCTGTATGGAAAAAACTACCGCTTCTGTTGAGGATTCATTTACAGCGGCAGATGGTGGTATTTGGGCGTATACCTTTGATGCTTTGAAGCCGGGTTCGGACAAAAAACAGATTCAATGGGGTAAGATTATAACAACGCCTACTTCTGGTAAGCCGACTAAGGTTGAATGTGACCCAGAAGATGAATCTGGAGATGGAGATAAATTTGAAGTTGCTCCTAATCCTAGTGTAGGTTGATAGTTTTTCAGGATGATAGCCTGCCGTGGGGGCTTTATACCCACGTGTATTGCGGAAATGGTGTAATGGATGCACGTATGTCTACCAGGCATTAGGTTACAGTTTGGATCTGTGTTTCCGCTCGATTTTGAAAATTTGGTTTGTTATTCATATGTCTTTTCATGCCGGTTGTCTGTGAAGATATCCGGCATTAATTAAAAAAACAAGAACCGTTATGTTAGAAGATGGGAAACTTATAGACATGGACATTGCGGATACTATAATTGAACGTCCACATGGTTTTAAAGTAAATCAACGTCAGTTTTATCTATATCCGGTTACTCTTGGAAAAACATACCTAATATCAAGGCTTGTGGAGTGTCTTGGCATAAATCTGGAAATTATCAAGGCTAATCCGTATATGGAAGCGTTGAGAATATGTCAGGAAAAAAAAGAAAGCGTGTGCCGTATTTTGTCCTATCATACCATCAATAAGAAAGAAGAATTGTTTGATTATGATTTTGTACAAGAAAGATGTAATTTCTTCTATAAAGAAATAGATAATGACAGTATGGCACAACTATTGGTTATGGTATTGTCAGAAAGAGACATATCAGCATATATAAAACACCTTGGAATAGATAAGGAAAAAGAATGGCAAGCAAAAGCCATGAGAGCCAAGAAGGATAATAATTCTCTTACATTTGGCGGCAAAAGCATATATGGCACATTGATAGATACAGCTTGTCAACGATACGGATGGACTTTTGAATATGTTGTTTGGGGTATTAGCTATGCCAATTTACAATTGCTCCTTGCCGATTCCGTAACGTCCATATATTTGTCTGACGAGGAACGTAAGCGAGTTAACATACCTCAAGACCGTGATATCATCAATGCCGATGACCCTGCAAATATGGCAAAAATCAAAGCCATGAAATGGGATTAAATACGACAAATAGAACAGTGCGATAAATAAAAGGCAAAAAAATCACGAGGGTTATACAAAAACTCTCGCGATTTATCGGTGAAATAGGATAATCAGAAAATGACTATTCTACTATTACTACGGTATTGTTTGCTACTGATGCATCAAACTCATAACCGATTTTCATCTCAGCCTTGGAACCACAAGGCAGAGGGATACAGGTGCAGCAGAATATTACAACAGATAAAGGAGTCCTGTTTTTTCCTGTTATATATACTTCAGATGATGAGAAGTTCACATTATCACCAGATGGCAAAGTTAAATAGCGCATCCTGATTCCTAATCTTCCCTTGGTTCCAAACCATGCAGATCTTTTCGCCTCATACACTACCCCCTTGGCTATAGTTCCGGCCGGTATGGCTACAACCTTGTCTATGATAACATCTCTGGAAACTTTAAAATCAATATTCTGCCCCTCATGTGCTTTGGAGGCTCTGACATTACTTATGGATTCCAAAGGAACAATTGTACCAGCTTTAATGATAACTTCTTTTTTTTCTTGAGCAAAAGCTGTTATTGAATAAAGAAATACGGTCAGTAAAAATAAAACTTTCTTCTTCATAATGTAAATACTAATGTTAATTTTAATGTTCACAACTTTTTATTGCCATTTTAAGTGCTTCTTCAAGTCTGTCTGCATATTTGAATATATCATCCATGTTGTCAATCTGAATCCATTCACAACTCTTATATTGGTCTGCCGGTATTCCTATTTGCTTTTTTCTTGCTCCGATAGAAACACGGCATATCCAGAACCATTGGCTGTTATCGATATTTACAACGAAGTAACTTTTATAGTCTTTATAGGTTATGCGTGACACATCCACGCTTTTTCTTAAAATGCTTCTTACGATGTTGTAGGCATCTAATTCCTCTTGTGTTGTTACGACACCGGATTCTTTATCCATGTATACAACTCCGTCCGGGAGTTTCTCTTCTGTATCTTCTGTGGAAGTATTTATGGATGTATTGTCTATCGTTTGGAGTGAGTCAGATGTTTGCTCGCTGTTTTTTATAGCTGTATTTAGTCTATCTGAAATAATATCATTAATAACAGATGTGATGGATTTCTTTACGAGTGGTGTAAACATATCTATCACCTTCGATGTGATTTGACCTGAAGTATAGGCTTGACGTGCGAAGAATCGAACAAATTCTGCTGTAGGTGATGCAAATTCGTTATTCAATATTGATTTTATTTCTGTCGTGTATTTCAATTCGTTTGCCGTACTTAGAACATCCTCTTCATTGTAATATGACTTATGGAATTTCTTTAGTTGCTCTATATCCGCATCTGATAAGTCAAGCATGTTCACGATAAGAAAAGGTTTCTCATCCATAATATTGATTTTCTCCAAGTCGGTGTAAAATCTATATTCTATCCCATTGGTAAGCACGCCAAAACGGGCTTTTGACGCTACAAAATATTTTTGTAGTTGGGTGTCATGCAGGTTTAGGTCTTGCTTGCAGTGTTTGCATTCTATAAGAAGTATAGGATTTTCATCCTTCATTATGGCATAATCGATTTTTTCTCCTTTTTTCTTTATTAAGTCACAATCCATTTCAGGCACGACTTCAAAAGGGTTAAAAACATCGTATCCTAAGGCTGCAATCATTGGCATTATAAATGCGTTTTTTGTAGCTTCTTCTGTAGCTATCTTGTCTTTTTGTTTTTTTATATTATCAGATAGCCGTACAACTTGATCCTTAAAATCCATTGCTCTGCTTTTTACGTTGTAATATTTTACAAATATATATTTATATAATAATATAAACAAAATTAAAGATGGGAAAATAAACCGTTGAATATATTTTGTGTGTTTTGTGACTCTAACTATGTCATTTATTGTTATATTTGCAATGCCGTGTGATGTTGCACGGAACTATTTCTATCGAAAAGACCTATGGCTGGAATACATTTTGACATTACAGGTGATAATTCTAATTTCTTACGTAGACTTCGTGAAGTAGAGAATGGTGTAAAAAACACGTCCAAGCAAATAGAGCAAAGCGGTTTAGGTATTGAAGAACTGTTTAACCGTATGACTAGAGCTGCCGCAGCATTCGGAGCTGGTTTTACTGCAAAAGAATTAATTTCAAATATTGCACAAGTCCGAGGAGAATTCCAACAATTGGAAGTTGCATTTAAGACAATGCTTGGCAGTGAGGATAAGGCTAATGCCCTCATGCAGCAATTGGTAAAAACGGCTGCTACCACTCCTTTTGACCTTCAAGGCGTAGCAAATGGAGCTAAACAACTTCTTGCTTATGGAGAAAATGTTGAAAACGTAAATGACGACTTGATACGTCTTGGAAACATAGCCACCGCCCTTTCTCAGCCACTTGGTGATATTGTGTATTTGTATGGTACTACCATGACGCAAGGACGGTTATATACCGCAGATTTAAATCAGTTTACAGGTCGTGGTATTCCTATGATTCGCGAATTGGCAAAAGTATTCGGAGTAGCAGAAGGAGAAGTAAAAAGTTTAGTTGAAGCAGGGAAAGTGGGATTCCCGGAAGTCCAGAAAGTCATCCAAAACCTTACAAATGAGGGAGGAATGTTCTACAACCTTATGCAAGAACAGTCCAAGACAATCACTGGGCAAATTTCTAATATAGAGGATGCTGTTTCCACCATGTTCAATGAGATAGGGAAAGCCAATGAAGGAATTATAAACGAAGCTCTGTCCGGTGTTTCTTATTTGGTTGAGAATTATGAGAAAGTGGGAAAAGTTCTTGTTGGTCTTGTAGCAACTTATGGCGTATATAAAGTGGCTGTGATGACAGTCACGGCTTTGCAAGCTTTACAAGCTTCAGGTATTGCCGCTCTAACTATTGCCGAACGTGCCCACTACGGATGGCTGGTTTTGCAAACAACGGCACAAAAAGCTTTGAACGCTGTTATGTTTACTAATCCGTATGTGTTATTGGCAACTGCTGTTGTAGGGCTTGGAGCTGCAATGTGGTCGTTATCCGATAATACAACGTCAGCAGAACGTGCTTTAGATTCATATAACAAGAAAATAGAAAAACTCAACACGGACGAGGAAGATCGGAAACGTACTTTGGAAGGTCTTGTTAGCACCATTAATAGCGAGGTGGAAGCCGATGTTACTAAACTCAAAGCTTTAAAAGATATTGAGGAACTATACCCAGCACTCTTTAGGAAATATGTTGATGAGAAAGGTCATATACAGGATTTGATTGGTTTTTGGAAGGCATATAATGAAGAAGTTGTAAAATCCAGAACACAGTCAAAACAGGCTATAGTCGAGTCCTTGGAACAACAGATAAAAAGTGCGGAATGGGCTTATAATTTAGCTAAGAAGGAGAACAACCGTTCCGAAATGAAGGTTCAGTCACAGCGTATCGAAGACCTGAAAAATGAATTGGCAAACGCAAGAAAGGATGTCTTGTCGGAAATCAATGCCCAATTGGAAGTTGAGAACAGACAGGAAACAAAAGAAACTACATATCAGGAAGATTTGGCAAATGCTAAAGCCGAATGGGAAAAAGCGAAAAAAGGGTATGAGTCATTAATCAAAGATCAGACGGCTACATCGAAACAGGTGAAAGAAGCCAAAGATAAGATGGAGGCATCCGAAAAGGCATACAAGGATCTGGGCGGAGTAACTGGAAGCGCACTGACCAGACAGGAAAATCTAGCAAAAAAGCAAAAGGAAAATCAGGAAAAGCTGGACGAACAACTTCTTTCACTTCGCCGTCAGAACCAACAGGATGAAATCAACCTGATGAAAGAAGGCACGGAAAAGAAGTTGGAACAGATTGACTTTGATTATCAAAAACAGCTTGATGCGATAAGAAAACAGGAGGAAGAATGGAGCAAAGCCGGTAATGGCAAGTTGACCGACAAGCAGGCACGGGAAATCTCGGAAGCTTATGCCAATGCCGAAAGCATGAGGGATAAATATATTACTAATGTAACCAAGGAGCAACTTAAAGCCGAACAACAGGCTTTGAACGATTACTTGAAAGAATATGGCACGTTTCAGCAACAGAAATTGGCTATCGCCCAAGAGTATTCGGAAAAAATAAGGAAAGCGCAGGAAGAAAGCGGTGCTAATAGTGCACAAGTAAAGTTGCTGGAGAAACAACGTGATGTTGCCATACAGAACAAGGAAACGGAAGCCATAAAAGCCAATATAGATTGGGTTACTGTGTTTGGTGAGTTTGGTTCCATGTTTTCCGACATGGTAAAGCCTGCCTTGGACGAAGCAAAAAAATATGTACGGACTGACAAGTTCAAGAACTCCGATCAGGCAAGCCAGAAATCATTGATTGACGCCATCAGCCAGATGGAAAAGTCTTTGGGTGGTACAAGTGGAGTCAACTTCAAGAAACTTGGAGAGGATGTAAAAGCCTATCATACAGCCGAACAAAACCGTATCAATGCCATAGAGATTGAAACAGCCGCTTTGGAAAAACTAAAGGAATCACAGGATGATTACGCCAAAGCACAGAAGAGTGGAACAGAAGAAGAAAAGCAGGTTACAGCGAATGCCCTTGATATAGCACGACAGAATGCTGACATTGCATCCGCCAATGTAAAGACACAGACGGATATCGCCAATCAGGCCCAGCGTAATGTGACTGATACCGCCACCAGACTGAAAGCAAGTATGGAAAATTTGTTGGGAGGCTTGCAGCAGATTTCATCCGGAGGGTTGTATAACGCATATAGTGGAATTATCAAAACCGTGAACGGATTCAAGGACGTCATAGGTAAGACATCGGAATCGCTTCAAGAAGTTCCCATTGTCGGATGGATTTTGTCTATTATTGACGTACTCAAAGACGGATTGAGTGATCTTGTCGGTGGTCTGCTTGATGCTGTTCTAAATGCGGTCAGTGGGATTATCAGTGATGTTTTGTCTGGAGACTTGTTTGTTACAATTGGGAATTCATTGAAAAATGGAATAGGTAATATCCTTAATGTGATTTCTTTCGGTGGTTTTAATTCTTTGTTTGGTATTGGCGGTAATAAAAAAGAGGTCGAGGAAGCTATCAACAGATTGACAGACCGTAACGAAACGTTACAAACTGCCATTGAAGACTTGACTGACGAAATGAAGGCAAGCAAGGGAACGCAGTCTGTTGCCGCATACCGGGATGCTTATAAGTATCAAAAAGAAACTATTGATAATTATAAGCGTATAGCGCAGGAACAAGCACGTTATTCTGGTTCTCATCATAGTTGGAATTATTATTGGGGCGGTTTTTCTCAGGAACAGATAGACCGTCTGAGTGGAAAGATTGGTCGTGATTGGAATGGTGATATCTGGAATCTTACCCCAGAAGAAATGAAAATGCTCCGTGAGACAGTAGATATGTGGGAAACCATTCAGAATACCGGCAAAGGTGGATACGGTGATCGTCTGACTGATAAGTTGAATGACTATATTGATCAAGCTGGTACGTTGGAAGAACTGACGAATGAACTTTACGAGGGTTTGACTGGAATGTCATTTGATTCTATGTATGATAGTTTTGTAGACAATCTTATGGATATGAAATACGATGCGAAGGCAGCATCGGAAGATATATCAGAATACTTTATGCGTGCCATGCTTTCCAATAAGATTGGTGAGTTATACAGTGAAAAGTTGGAGGAATGGTGGAAAAAGTTTGGTGCCAGCATGGAGGATAACGAGCTGACCGAAGAGGAAAGGAAAGCCTTGCAAGATGAATATATGAAGTATGTGGATGAAGCCATGAAACTGCGTGATGAGCTTGCTGCCGCAACCGGATATGACAAGATTTCACAGGAAGCAGTTTCCCAGTCTGCAAGCAGCAAAGGTTTCCAAACCATGTCTCAAGATACCGGAGAGGAATTGAATGGACGTTTTACTGCCTTGCAGGTTTCAAATGAGGAAATAAAGAGCCAGATGATAAATGTTGTTGTCGGCATAGGATCTTTGGTTTCTATTTCAACGGAGGGCAATGCTACGTTGGGTAACATCTTGAATCAGCATGTGATTACTAACGGTTATTTGGAAGATATCGTAAAATACACAAAGCCTATCCTTGAATTAGGATCGAAATTAGATAAGATAGCAAATAATACTAAAAATATGTAACATGGAAGGAGAATTTTATATAAATGATAAGGATGCTTATACCACATGGGGAATAAGTATGGATACCTCTTCTTTATCGGCGTTAATGACACCACCGCCGATGAAAGAGTTTATAGAAAACAAGTCACGTCTGGAAAACGGCAAGCGAGTTATAACTTCAGATTCCAAGATTGACGAAAGGAATATTATACTTACATTTAATCTTACGGCTAAAAGCGAAGATCTGTTTTTTGTTAGATATAATTCTTTTTGTGAAGAACTCGCCACTGGGGTATTACATATCAGAAGCAAATATCAGCCAAATGTTGTGTATAAGACTATTTATTTGTCATGTAACCAATTTACACAGTTTATGAGGGGAATCGCTAGTTTTTCCTTGAAATTAGTGGAACCTAATCCTGCGGATAGGACAATATGATTTTTTCTTTGAATATAATTGCTATCATGTGATTTATTTGTATATTTGCTACATAACATTGTATGAAGCTATACAATACTCGTATGGGACTAATAGACATTAAAAACATATCAGGAGATATTCGTTTCTCCACAGACTTCAACGTTGGTTCGATAGGTCGTTATTCATTGGGTAAGGAGGATTACATTACTCTTCCTTTTAACGTCCTAACTCCTATTAATTTTAAGATGGGTGATTATGTGGACTTGTCGGGGATATTAGATGAATCCCTAGGTGGTAAATTCGCAAAGATATATGAAGTTGTAGATTTGCCGACACCTACTTATGACCAGTCTACGGGCGGCTATAATTACGAGTTGCGTCTTGATGCTTACTATTGGAAATGGAAAAATAAGAAATTCAAGTACATGCCGGAGGTGGCAGCCCAGGAAGCGTCTTGGAGCCTTACTGCCTCATTGGATATGCAATTAGGTGTGTTCCTCCGAAACTTACAAGCTCTTGGTTACAAATACAGGGGTAATGATTTCGATTTTTCTATAGATTCGTCAGTAGAGGATTCAGCTAAGTTGATGTCTTATGAGAATACCAATCTGCTGGATGCTCTTACTAACATGGCAGAAACGTGGAATTGTGAGTGGTGGGTAGAAGATAATATTATCCGATTTGGACGTTGTGAGAATGGAGATGCTGTTAGGATAGAGCTGGGTGTGGAAGCCCAAGAAATGCCGCGCAGTGAAAGCCAGGGAACCTATGCTACACGTGTGTATGCTTTTGGATCAACAAGAAACATTCCTTCCAACTATCGGGCTGTTGATGAAACAGTAGTGGTAAATGGTATTGTTCAAAAGCGGTTGATGTTACCAGAAGGAACACCGTATATTGATGCTTATCGGTATAAGGATGGTAAAAGGGTATATATTGGTGAAGAAGGTTATGATATAGGTACGGAAATGCCGCAGGAGGAAGCTATTGAAGATATTATATTCCTTGATGAAGTATATCCACGTACTGAATGTGTTGTTGGTACGGTTGGCAGTTATACGTCTACGGTAGAAGATGAAGAAACACAAGAAACAGTAACCCAGACATTTTATTATGTAACCGATACTAGTGGGCTTGTCTTTGATGAAAGTTATATTATTGATGGAGAAGAACTTAGGTTGGTATTCCAGTCTGGTTTACTTAATGGTATGGACTTCGGTGTAACATTTCATAAGGCTGGCACGAGTTTAGGAAGCGTAACACTTGAAAGTGATGTCTATGAAATTGTTGCCAATGATAATTATGGAAGGACATTGCCCAATGAAACATTAAAACCTACTACAGGAGATAAATTCATTCTTTACGGCTGGGATAGTACGAAAATAACGGACCTTGGCCTCGTATCAAATGCCGAGCAAGAATTAAGAGACAAAACGGTGGATTGTGTAAAAAAGATGATGGTCGATGATGGTACATACAATACTACCCTTGCATCATCATGGGTAAAAGAAAACATGATCAGCCGGACATTTGACATTGGCCAAAGAATAGAGCTTGTCAATAAATCTTTCTTTGAGACTAGTCGGATATCTAGAGTTATAGGTCTTGAAATAAAGCTTGATTTACCTTACGATGCTCCTGTATATACAATCGGTGAAAGCACAGCATATTCACGAATTGGAGAACTTGAAAATAAAGTTGACAATATTACTTATAAAGGTCAGACGTACACTAATGGAGGTGGAAAAGGGGTTTATGTAATCCGTACAAATGATTCGACTGCTCCTAGCAATAGTAATGTGTTCTCTGCTTTACGCTCATTAGCAATGTTCCTCCGCAAAGATATTTCAGACACGGCCAACGGTCTGATCACTTTCTTGAAAGGTCTTAAGATAGCCGGGAATCTGATAAACCGCATCGTAAAGCAGGGTGACGAGGATGTCACCTACACCGATGAGGATGTGATGAGCGCATTGCGTGTAATGACTGAGATAAAGAACAGTGAGGAGAATCTGAAAAAGATATTCTTGCGGAAGGACGTGGCGGATTCCACTAAGTACTTGTTATCCTTACTGGGCGGAGTCTTGATTAAGAAATATGCCAAGTTCGGTGATTTCGTTACTGGTGTATCAGGTGGATACATAGACGAAAAGGGTGACATGGAAATGGGAAGCGGCGTTTTCCGTAAGCGTTTGTTTGTTCCGGAAATAGCCTATAACCGTACAACCTATTTCAAAGGACGTATGGTAAACTCCCCCGGTGGTGGTTGTACCGTATTGTCATACGTGGATAACGGCGATGGAACCTACACCATCACTCCCGATCTGACGGATGCGGACGGATTGAGCCAGTTTGTTGATGATATCCTTACCACCTATTTTGTGACTAAGAATAGCGAAGGCAAGCTGAACGGCTTTGAAGAAATGAAATTCCGGGTGACTGCCGCAGATTATACAGCCAAGAAGTTTACTGTCATTCCCCGTCCGGGGCATTCTGACTGGAAACCTGCCGAGCAGATGGTATTGGCACAAACAGGTAACTTTACGGACCCGGAACGTCAGACTTATATACTTATTGATTCCGTCAACGGAAACAACTGTATTACATTCTTTGACAATGCCAACACTTGGGACCCGGAGCCGGCGCAGATGCCTGCGTGGTTCGGCAAGAAAAAAGGCATGACTGTAGCCGGTATTAATGCGGACAATTACTCGGCCGTTCTTCAAAACATTATCATGACCGGGCTTATCTTTCAGGTGGATGAGATCACCGGACAGACAGTGCGTGTTCCGTTGTACAAAGGTGAATGGACCGCAGGTAAGTACGCCTACTATAACCAGGTGTCACACAACGGGGCTTTGTGGTTGTGTGTTGATGATAACGGAACGACAACCGAACCATCAGAGACTAATTCGGCATGGCTGAAACAAGTGGACAAAGGTGATAAAGGTGATCCGGGCTTGTCTGTAGTCGGTGGTGGTCATTGGGAATCCGCCAACACACCATATAGTGCCAATACAATGGTCACTCTTGCCAACTGTGTCTTTATATCCAAGGTGGAAACCTCCAATCCTCCCATCAGAATATTGCGTATCAAAGGCGGCAATTTCTTAAGAAAGAAGGACGGTGGTTATTATCTTGCTGGGAAACCTGCCGACTGGGAGGTTAACGAAGACTGGGACATGCTTCTTGACGGGCGTGAACTGAAAGGCGAGAGCATCACTTTCCTTGGTGAATTTGCCACGGCTCCAGCCAACCCGAAAAACGGTGATTCATACCGTAACACAACTGACCGCGCCACCTACATCTATCAGGACGGAAGATGGCAGCTTATGATATCGGACGGGAAAGACGGTAAGGGCTATGAGTATATATACACAAGAGGCAATATCATAGATAACACCCCTGAAAAGCCGGACAGTCAGCAGAAAGATGGTTATGTTCCGGAAGGCTGGACGGATAATTATCTTGGTACGGACATAGACCATCAGGTTGAATGGGGTTGTACACGTTTTAAGGAAAACGGCGTATGGTCTGAGTTCAGTGATCCTGCCGTGGTGCATCGCTGGAGTAAGGACGGTGAGAATGCCATCATGGCGGACTTCGATAACGAGATGGTCAATGCTGCTCTTACTTCAGACGGGAAGGTCGTGTCCTCACAGACTTGGAACACAACTGTCAGCATGTGGTACGGAACGGAAAAGCTCACCCTTGACAGCATCACCTGTACACCTGACACAAATCTTCTGTGTGCGACAGACAAGAATACGGGAGTGGTGACAATATCGGTATCTGCCGGAGCTACTCTTGCTGCGACAAACACGGTGAAGATCACAATCAGGGCTACAAAGAACGGGCAGCAGTATTCCCGTGATCTGACATTCACTGTAGCCGGGGTCCGTGAAGGTGCGGACGGTTCGGATGCCGTGCTATACAGTATTATCGTTTCTGCCAGTTCAGTAAGCAAGGACAAGAACGGGAACTACAGCGTGTCTTCCGTATCATGTTACAGGCAAAAGTCAGTGGGGGGCGTGATATCCACCACAACGGACGGTATATTGAAATACAGCATAGACGGTGGAGCTGAAACTACCATAAACAACAATACAGCCATATCAAGCGGAAATTTCACGAAGACATTGAAGTTTGTCTTTTACGTGAATGACCAGATAGTGGATGTTGAAACCGTCCCCATGCTTGTAGATGGTAAGGACGGGGCTGACGGTGAGAGTATCACAGCCGCAGGTCATTGGGAGTCCGCCAACATTCCGTATGCGAAAAGCAGTACAGTATCGTTTGCCGGAGGATCTTACTTAAGCAAGGTTCAGACTTCCAATCCGCCACTTCCGCTTCTTCGCGTGAGAGGTGGACGTTATCTAAGGAAGAAGGATGGCGGTTACATACTTTCCGGGAAGAGATCGGACAAGGCTGTCAACTCCGACTGGCAGGAAATGACTTCCGGTGTCGAACCGTCCGCTTCGTACTGGCTTGACAGCCCGGTAAGCACGATAAACTTCACGTCAACAGGCACACCGTCACCGTCAGCATTTGTTGTTACCATGAAACAGAATATAGGCGGTAATGTGAGCGATACGAACAGATTCTATCTTGTCGCACGCAAATATAACGGAAGCTGGCTGGCGCATGTAGGTGCTACCCTGAACAGCCAGATATCCGTTCCTGCAACAGCCGGATACACCCAGTTTGCCGTCCGGGCTTATAAATCCGCGTCGGACGCAAACGCATGGAATAATAATTTTGTCGCTGAAAAAGGTGTGGGGGTTGCTAAAGACGGAGCCATAGGAGCGACAGGAGCAACAGGGGCGTTTCCCCGTGACAGAGGCGTATGGGCTTCCGGACAGACTTACGTCTGGAATGCGGATTACCGGGATAAGGTCATATATCTGATAGGGGGAGTTTATTATAATTTCCTTGTAAAAAATTACGGCGCTTCCGTTACCTCTGCACCCACATCAGCCAACGGGGATTCGAACTGGGAAGCCATGCAGAAGTTTGTGAATATCGCTACTGATACCCTTTTCGCCGATGGTGCGAATGTGGCTGGATTCATGTTCAAAAACAATGTGCTTAAATCCCACAACGATGAAGGTGAAACTCTTCTTATCAATGGCGTAACCGGGTATTTCAAATGTAAGAATGCAGAGATTGCAGGAACAATCACAGCGGATAAAGGACGTATCGGCCCGTTCTCCATCGTTTCGGGAATATTGTCCTCAAAGATCCTTTATGAAAATGAAACAAACAAATACGTCGGTTTCAATCTGTCTGCCGGACAAATTGAGTTTTATAACGAAAGGACATTTGCAAACGTAAGAATCGGGGGAAACACGCAGTTTGTCACAATCGAAGGGATTAAGTATGATGCCGGAATTGACATACAGAGTCTAAATGCTATGATCGGAATGCACATCAAGACTCCGAGCATTCCTCTATTCGTGGAGGGTGGTAACATTTTCCTTCATCCGGACAATGACAGCTATGTATCCATCCGTGGCATAGTTGGCAACTGGAGGAATATCTCTGTCAAAGCTTCATTGAACAACAACGATGATAATGTGATGTTTATTAATAGATACAATATAGAAGTGACACTTCCTCCGAATGTTCCGGGACATACCATATACTTCAAACGTATGAACGGCGGGGTAAGATTGACAGGAGGACGGATCCTGCCTTCCGCCGGAGGACATGAGGTGTCCTATGTTGATTTGGATTATGCATCCGGCTCCATTAAGTGTATGGGTAATTACTGGGTTATGTTTTATTGCGGATAATTTAAATATAAAGTATGAGAATAAATTTTGCACAATTCCCTATTTATGATGGAATAAAAAAAGAAAAGCTTATAGCCAGTAACATCACTGAGGCCTTCGGTGACTGGATATACAAGAACGTAGCGGGTTTGAAGGCACATCTTCTTGCGGAGAAAATCTTCAAGTCGACTGTAGATGGTGTGGAACTTGACGAAGAAGAGGTGGATATCATAAGACGTTCCACTCCCATGCTGTCCGGCTTGCTGGCCGATTCGTTGAATGATTTTTTGGATAAAAAAGAGAAGGAGGAACAACATGAAAATTGAGAATTTGGAACGCGCCAGCCGGATCAATGACGAACTGGCGAAACTGAAGCTGGCGAAGGAAACGTTGAATAACGGCGGCTATGTCCGTATCTACAGCAGCGCCCGGTCAAGTGCCGGATGTGTGGAACTGGATATAGCGAACTTCAATGATGAGGTGAACACGTGTATAGACAACCATATTACAAAACTAGAATACGAAATAGAAACGCTATGATGAAAGAATTATGGCAATTAATCAAGATGCTGTTCTCAAGCAAGCCGGGTGATTTTGACACTCCTGAGCTGCTTGCCATGAAGCATTATCCTTTCAAGGGATACCGTTTCATGATGTGGTGCGGACGGATGATCTACCGTATTGAGAACAAAGAGAACATAGAGAAGTACATGCAGACCTATGCGGGTAAGGAGAGTATGACTCACGAAACCATACACTTGCGTCAGGCACAGGCTGTCGGCTCATGGGTAAAATACTACTGGCGGTATTTTGTCGAGTGGATCAAGGGAAACCCTATCTGCCATCCTGCGAGTTCGGCGTATTATACCATCTCATACGAAATGGAGGCGTATGCCAACGAAGACAATCCGGATTACCCCGTTAACTATGACAGGAACAATCTTTCCCGGTATAAAATAAAAGGCGGCAGAAAGAAGATGTACAAGTCGGTTGGCGGCACTTCAAAAGTGTGGAAAAATTATATTAGAACTTTATAAAAATTGATATTATGAGTGATTTGAATTTAGACAATATTGTTGGTTTTAAGGCTGTTGATAAAGACGGTAACGAACAGAATGTAACAGTGGATGAGATGGTGGAAATGGTTTCCACAAGAATGGTTATGGCTTTGTCAGAAACTTCAACATTTGCTGCCGTTGCTGCAACAGGAAATGACGTGTATGAAAATGAACTTCCGACAGTGACGGATGCCGCAAATGTAAGAGTTTTACAAAGTAGCGGAGATGCCGCACAAATGACGATGCAGTCGCTTGCATCAAACCTGGGGGGACTGATAGGGATAAATCAAATGTTAGGGGATAAAAGATATCCAACCT